TCCATCTCAACTGTCTCGACGACACCGATTTGCTTGGTCATATCATGGTCAAGCAAAAGCGGCGCACGCCCAGAATTAAGAAAGTCCAAATTCATGCTTTCGCGTGAATGGTCTATAACTTCCATGCCAAAGTCGCGCTCAACAGGTTCCTCACTGGACACACCAATGCGGACGCGGCGCGTGTCTTCATCAACAGCACGATCAGCGTCGAATGAATGATAACGCTTGACCATTTCACTGCGGTCAAGACGCTCCATATCTTTTTCATCGTCGCCTTTATTTTCTTTGTCTTCATCTTCGTCGTGATACGGACGCTCTTCCGTTTCCGGCATAGATTTGCCAAACGTGATGATATAAGCGTCATCCGTTTCCTCGACGTTCTGAATATGTCTCTGTTCCAAGTCTGCCATGTCCCGTTCCTTCGTTGATAGGGGATGCCCCAAGGGTAACAAATCTGTGTCATGTTTGCCACCCTGAAACCTTCCGTTCCTCAGAGCGAACAAAAATGAGTTCACACGCGCATAAGCCCACTGCTCTGGCGACCCAACATTCGGGCGAACACTGGCTGGGTTTGTTTTATATGCGCCGATACCGCGTTCAAATACTGTTGCCAAAGTGCGAACATTTGTGCGCTTAGTTTTTGCGTCACCGACTTCCTCATTGTGTTCATCAACTTTGTTTCGCAAGCCCTGTTGCACTTCATCGCTCAAATCTGAAAAAGCACGCTCATCATCTTTTTTGCCTTCCAGTTTCTTGATGAGTTCCAACATGGCATCTTTCATGCCTTGTTCACCTAGCGTGCCAATCACACCCCACTTGATCTGCGCCACTACGCCACCGATGTTTGATTTGTTTGGCTCCAAGTCACCATCTTTGAACTGCGCCCCATCCTCAAAGTGGCGTGCCGCCCATGCCTCGCGCTCTTTTATCCAGTCCAATGTGCCTTGCGTTTCTTCGCCATCGCGTGCTTTTGTCCAAAAGTTGAACGCTTCATTGCCGCGAATGTTGCCGCCCGTGTCCCAAACTTCTTTGTTGTTTTCCTTCACGCCAGCCGCAAAATCATAATCAAACTGCGGATAATTGCTGTTCCGCAAGCTAATCTTTTTGTCATCGCCTTTGGTCGGAAAATCAGTCGCCATTTTCGGCTCCATCAATATCTGCCTCAACCGGCAGTTTTTGACCAAACGGCTCAAACGCAAGTTTCAAGCCATAGCGTTCTGCCATCTCTTTGTCGGCTTGTATCTGCGAAAACACATCTTCAACATCGCGCCCATAGTTCGCGGCGATATCCGACAGGCTGACAATGCCGTTTGATACGGCTGTGATGTTCGCGTTGATTTCGCGCTGTGGGTCAACCCATGCGAACCCGCGCCCACGGAAATGAACATTGTCTGAAAACTTGTCGAACTTACCCATCGGCAGTGGAATATTGCCGGCAGTCATGGCGGCTTCCAACCATGCGCGGAAAATCGGTTCACAAAAATGCTGGATGAAGAACGACTGCAAAGTCTTGTAATGGTCACGCTCTTCAATCGTTCCTTGCCGGATGGATGAATATGACACGCCGGTCAAATCATTCGACAAGCTGGTGTAGCTGACATTCAAGCCAGATGCGATGCCGCGCAATACGGCTTTCTCAAAGTCATCAAACGCTGATGTCGGGTGTGTCGGGTCAATCAGCTTCAAGTCCTGACCTTCCGGCAGTTGGAAAATGCTTGCCGGTTCAAAGTCAACCAGTGGGCGGTCTTCCTCAGTCTCATCATCACCGACAAAATCCTCACCAGTTGGCGATGTCAGGACAGCAAACTTCGATGCCGCCGCCCGCGCCGCTACCAGTTCGGCTTCGCGGTATCCGTGCAACATCTTGATCGACGCGATTGCCGGAGACATGAATGGTTCGCCGCGTGTTTGGTGCGTCCGTGTTGGCATAAACAAGTGGATGATTTCATCGGCTGGAACGCGACGATGTTTGCGGTTCTGGCTGGGCGTATATTGAAAGCTGTCATTCGGATGGTTCGTCAAAACATAATACGCGACAGGCCGGTGGAAGCTGTCGAGTTCCACACCCATTCTAATCTCGTTGCCGTTCTGCTCATTGCGTCCACTTTTCTGGTCGTCAACCAAATCGCTTTCGATGAATTGCAATGTAAAGTTGTCAGCATACTGCCGGTTCACAATCTTTTTGATGAAAACCTCGCCATCGCGTGCAAGTGTTTCGGCGGCGACACGTTGGCAATCAAGCCAGCTTAGTCTGCCGGTCACATCGGCATTGCCCATGCGTCCCCAGCTTGTGAAAGCGTTTTCGATGATTGCATTGCCAGCCGCATCAAGTGAACGGTCATCATTGCGTGCGCGAACCTGAACGGAAAAACCTTTTTCACCGACCACGTTTGTTTTGACCAAATTCAAATAGCGTTTGGCATATTCATTGTTGCGTGCCAAGTCACGACTGCGGTTCCGCAAGACCGGCAGGGATGTTTTCAATTCGCTGTCGGCTGAAAAACTTGACGCGATGAAGTCGCCAAAAAGACGACCACTATCTGCGCCAGCATAGTTTCGATACAGGTGTTTATATTTTTTCTGCTTTGGTTTTTCAGACCGGCTCAAAAAATCAAAAATGCCCATCGCTTAAAACCTTCCCAAAATGGTTGATTTTGTTTTGCGTCCGTGCGTGATGCGTTCTTGTCTTTTTATTTCATTGACCTCGCGCCGGTAATAATCGCGCCACTCCAAAAGTTCAGATGGTGTGAACTTGTTAAGTGAACGCCCGTTGATTGAATAGCTTGACACATCACTGTCGGCTTTGCCTTCTAAAATCGTTTCGATTTTGCCCAGCATGATTTCTGCGTGCTGACGCGGATCGACATTGTTGTCATAGTCGGTTGCAACTTTTATCTGACCACGATCAACGATGATGCGGTTGCTGTCAGAGTTGCGGGTGATCTCTAGCTGATAATGATAGTTTCCGGCTGTGAAACTTGCGCTTGCTGATGATGCCACCGAAAACAAATAATCATTGTCTGACGCGCTGGCTGTAAGTGATATTTCAGTGTTTGCTCCAGTTGAAATCCGTGCGATCAAACGCATGGTGTGGGTTGAATTATCATAATCACCGGAGAACTCTGTAATCTTGAATTGAATGAAGTCACCGATGAAGACCTCATCAGGCACTCCATCCGGTGCATTTGCGCTGTCAAATAGATTAGCCACGGGTCAAACTCCTAACGCCATCCCTGCACGAACCCGCTTTTTTGTCGCGTTCTGACCTGTCGCCGTTTAGGTCTGCTGGCAGTTTCGTCATCCTGAACAGGAGCCTTTGCCGACTTCTGCGCGATAATATTAACATTGACATTGATAATTGACAATGCCGCTATCGCGTACACGCGACAGTCAAGTGCTTCGTTCCTTGGACGCACCTTCACCCACTGGCGACGATGAAAACCGCGTATGTATTTCTTGACCACTTTTTCGGCTGTCAGTTGTTTGAAATACTCATCTGTATAGTCTTCGGGGAAGTGACAATATCCCGCGCCCTCATCTTTTATCTTCAATCGTGAATAGACAACTTCCTTGATAGTATCAACACCAATCATAAACAGCTTGCATTTGAGGTTATTGTTTGTTGATGGCTTGCCGACCATTGGCTTGCCTTCGCCGCCCACACCTTTGATTGCAAAGATGCGGCGACCAATACGCGGCTTGCAGAACTTGTAAACGCTCTGCGTGTGATGACCGCCACTGTCAATCGCTGTTGCTTTGATGCCTAACTGTCTGCCATCCTCGCGTTCCCATTCCAAAGTGAGATAGCTGTCAAGGTCAGACCAAACATTGCTTGCGGATGGATCGCCGTAAATAGTACGATATTCGATTGACCAACTTTCCTCATCACGACCCCAGCCGACAATCTCCATCTCAAGCCGGTCATCTTGTACGTCAACACCGGCTGTCAGAAAGACAACCTCATTCGGCAGTTTTTCGCCATAGTGTTCGCGGTGATTGGCGATGTCAAAGTCGTCAACTCTTTCGCCTTCGTCTTCCCACGTTTCGCCAAGATATGTATTCACCCAGACACGCAAAGTCTCTGGCAGTTTTTTTGCTTGCAGAAAATCGCGCACCGCACTTTCCAACGGTGTCCACGGACTGCATAAGCCAGAAAGTCGGAAACCCGCCGTTCCGACGAATGGATTGGTGGCTCTCCATTCACCCCGTTTGATGGCACGATAACGTGCCGCGTCATCCCACAACGTGCCACAGTGTTCACAATGATAAACGGCTGTCTCTGGCTTGTCCGCTTCCCAATGTACATTTGCCCACCGCATGACCTGATGCTCACCACAGTCTGCACACGGCACATGATATTCGCGTTTGTCTGAATTTTCAAACGCCGCTTCAATGCGACTTGACCCGCGATTTGTCGGCGTGCTGACCATCACGAACTTGCGGTTCCAGAATGTTGCCGCACGCTTCTTTGCCAAATCAATCGCATCGCCTTCCGTTGTGACTTGGTATCGGTCAACCTCATCAAACAACACTAGCCGGATGGGGCGCGATGCCAGACCGGATGCAGAGTTTGAACCGACCAACGTGATATGACCGCCATCAAACTGTTTCGTGTAAAGCGTGTTGCCGCTGTCTCTTGATCGCGGGTCTTTGACTTTGCTGGACAGACACTTTGTGTCACGCAACATCGGAGACAGCCGGTCACGCGAAAATGTTGCCGCCATGTCCAGCGTGGGCTGAACGACCAGCATCGGTGCTGGCTCTTGGTCGATGTGATAGCCAATCAGGTTCAACAGCATTTCAGTCTTGCCAACTTGAGCGCATGACATGACAACGATGTTTTCAATCTTGTCATCGCTGATGGCATCCATTATGCCGCGTTGGTATTCAGCACGATCTGTTGACCACTGACCAGCTTCGGCTGACGCTTCCGGCGACAGTCTCCGAAACTCATCAGCCCAATCACTTATCTTTAGTTCTGGCGGTGGTGCTAGGCTTTTGAGCGTCTTCTGGGCGATCCTCGTCAACGCTTGCCCTGACAGGGTTAACTGTTTTGACTTGGATTGCCGCGAGTTCTTGGAGCGCGCCATTGACTGCATCCTTCAATATTGTCTTCGCCTCTGTCACATTTTCAGCCGCGAAAGTCTGCGTGGCTGATTTGGTCGGTATGCTTAAAAGTTTCGCACGCATGTTGCTGACCATTGTATCCCAAGCATCTGCCACATCGTCCGCAGGGATCAAATTGCTTTTCATTTGTTCGCGCTCCATCTCTGCCATGTCAGCTTTCGCAGATGTCAGTCGTGCGCGGTGTGTTGCATAATCATCAGCACCGACATCATTATTGACGGTTCGCTTTCTCAAATATTGAACATAAGCCTTCACAACTGGCGCAAGCGCATATCTGCCGCGCTCCAGTTTCGGCAAAACACCATCATTCACAAGGATATTCACACGACGCGGTGTGATGTCGAGAATTTTTGCGATGGTATTTAAGGGGACTGTGAAATCATCTTTCATAGATTAGAACCATTATAAAAAAAATCTGTCGCTAGAAGTTGATCGGGTTCTCTCCCCT